AAATCAAGCAATATTTAGTCAATAAAGGTGTATATAAAGACAATGAAATCGCAATTATAAGTGCTGATAGTGCTTTGTCTAATCCTGAAAAAGAAGAAGCTAGAATATCAAAAATAACAGATTCTTTCAATGATAGAGAGGGGGATATAAAACTTGTAATTGGAACACAAAAAATCCAAGTAGGTATGAATTTAAACAAAAATACTTCTACTTTGTATATGCCATACGTTGAATGGAATCCAACAGATTACGTTCAAACAGTCGGTAGAATGTGGCGACAAGGAAACTCATACAAAAATGTAAGAGTTGTTGTTCCGTTGCTTAAAAATTCTTCTGACAGTTTTATGTTCCAAAAATTGGACGAAAAAATTAAGAGATTAAACGACTTAATGGGTTCGGATAAAGAATATATCGAAAACGCAGACCTTGAAACAGAAGAAGAAAAAATCGCAATGATTTCAAACCCTGTTAAGAGAGCTAAAATGTACACTCTGCTTAAAAAAGATAATATTAATTTTGAGATTAAAAAACTCGAAGCTAGAGAAAATGCCGTTAGGGATTACAAAGAAAAGCTCAAAAGATATGAGGATAATATTAAATATTTCCAAAAAGAAATAGACGAGCTAATGCAGACCAAAAAAGAAAAAGGAGAATTACCAGTTTGGCAAGAGGAACGTCTAAAAGACCAAAAAAAATCTCTTGCAGCTAACAAAAAAGCTCTTGAAAACGTAAAAGCTCAAATCGAATACAATGGATACGATTTCGAGGGCAAAGACTCTGCAGAAAGCGTAGAAGCTCAAAAGAATAAATTTGAGGAAGAACTCACAAAACTCGAAGAATTGGAAAGACAAAAAATCGAGGAATATTCTGTTGACTATGAAAATGAGCGTAGAAATCCGAAAAGTATTGACGAATTGATTAAGGATTTTTCAGACGAAACAGAAAAACTATATTCAGATGATAAAGCGAATGATATCGATATTCCTGACTTTATGCAAAAAGAAAATGAAAAAAGTGGGATTGAAGATTTCGATTTATCACCAGTCTATGAAAAGGTGCAAAAAGGAGCAAAAGTTAATGAGTTAGTTAAACATCTTCCAAAAGAAGTCGGGGAAATGTTGAGCGACATTGCAGGCGATTATAAAATTGTCGAAATGAAAACGACAAATAATCGTAACAAAGGTTCACATAGTGGAAAAGCTAAAGTAATTGAGTTAAACTTAAAAGCGATAGGAAACAATCCTTATAAGTTTGTTAGAACCTTAGCCCACGAAGTTGAACACGCAAGACAAACAAAAGTATGTCAATCAATATTGAGTAAACCACGACATACGTGGACTGGGGAAGAAAGAACTATCATTGCACATTACAATATTTGTCAACGAGCAAATAGGGATAACCAACGTTTCTATAAAGCTCATAAGAATATCATTGATGAATTTTATAAGCAAGAGTTTACATCTGAAAAAGAAATGATTCAGGCTGTAAGCAATGTTGAACCTAAAAAAAGAGCTATAATCAACAGGCATATTGCTATATATGAAGCATATCGTAACGCACAGTTCGAAGTACAAGCAAGAATACAAGGAGAAAAATATGCAGAAAGATACACAACAAGATCTAGCTACGGACAAGGAATTCCAAGCAGCTTGTCGGCTAATAGTAGAGGATTTAAAAAGTGGAGTTTGGGAACAAATTCACAGAACCGTTCTTCACAAAGAGAATACTCAATCGAGCCAGAATACGAAGAAAACAACGAAATAAGAGAAAAAGGACTTGATAAAGTCTATAAGTGGCACGGAGATATAGGAAAAGATAGGTTTGATGTAGATAAAAAATTAAACTCTTTTATACAGACCACTAAAGGTACGGCAAAAGAATTTAGCAGAAAATTGGGGATAAAAGTTTCTGACAAAATGGTAAGAGAGATTATGCCATTTTTGAGAGAACGTACCAATTTGCCTGAAAAATTGAATAGACCTGACTTGAAAAAATTCTTTGACAAATTATCAGGTGCAGATAAAGCAAGATTAACCGACCTTGCAGACAGCGTATCTTCTTATTTTGATAAATATTATAAAAACTATGAAGCAACAAATGGAGTAGCTGACGCAGAGGGGATAGAAAACCATATCTCACATATTTGGGATTTGGATAAAAAGCAAAAATCCTTAATGACAAACTACTTCACAACATCTTCGAAGTTTGCGAAAACAAGAACTATCGATACTTTAGTTAGAGGTATTGACGGCTTTGAAATAAATGGAGAAATGGTATATTTCAAGCCTAAAACCTTAGACTATGCAGAAATATTAAAGACATCTTCTGATAATTTAATCAAAGCTACACACGATAGAACTCTTGCAGAAGAATTAAAGAACCTGAAATATGACGGTAAACCGTTAATAATGGCTCGTTCTAAAGCTCCAAGCGATTGGGTAGAGGTAACTCACCCTGCGTTGAACAAAGCTGTATATGCAGGAACTACAAAGAATGATGATTTAATTTTAAGAAAAGAAAGTGTAAAGGTTCACCCTGCTATTGCACCACAAGTGAGTGCAATATTTGAAGTGCAGAAATCTGACAATAAGTTTTGGAAAGCCTATGACACCATAAACGGAATGTTAAAACAAACTACTTTAGGATTTAGTGGTTTTCACGGCTATGCATTGTCCGAAAGTGCTGCAGGAAACGTTGGATTAAAAAACACAACTTCTGAATTAAACTTCAAGAAAATGTACGATTCTGTTAAAAACGGTAATTATGAAGTATTTAAGAACGAAAAAATAGTTAAACAAGGAATGGAGGACGGTTTACAAATCGGAACTCCTCAAGCAGATATGAATCGTAACCAAGTAGAAGAATTTCTTGGAAAAGTACCTTTTGTCGGTAGCTTCTTGAGGGGGACTGTAGAAGCTAATAACAAAATTCTTTGGGATTGTTTACATACAATGTACAAAGTTAGAGCCTATGAATACCTAGTTAATAATGAGGGGGGTGTAGAAAACACCACAAAAGCTCAACGTAGAGAGATTGCTCAATGGGTAAACGATAGCTTCGGGGGACAGGCTTGGGAACTATTAGGCATTAAAAAATCCACTGTGAAAACAGCAGGCAGAATTCTTCTTTCTCCTGACTGGAACTTTTCAGCAATACGTCAAAGTATGGGACTTTTTGATAGCAAGGCTTTGGGCAACATTTTCACGGGTAAAGACACTAAATTTTGGGATTTTACAAAGAAAGTTGCAGAGGGTTTAGGAGTTAAAGGTTCTGATAATGCAAGTGGTATAAGAGGAAAAGCTGCAAGAGCATTTTTCTTAAGAACTGTTATATATTCGGCAGTAATTTACAACTTGATAAATGCTTATTTCAGAGAAAAAGACCGTAAAGAAAATCCCGACCGTTATCCAAAGGTAATGCGACCTATTGATTACACAATTTGGGCAAACTCTACACCAAATGATAAAATGTTTGATAAGGTTTTTCCTTACGTCTTTATTGGAAGAAACAAAGACAATTCAGCTAGATATTTAAGAGTTGGAAAACAATTTAGAGAAGTTCCCGAAATGGTTTCAAGTCCAATAGATAAATTTGGTGGTAAATCTGCTTCTATCTTAAACGCAATTTCGCAAACTGCTCTTGGAATAAGTCCTGCCGATATTGCTAAAATGCTAACTGGAAAAAGCGAAGATGTTTACTACAATCAGGAAATTTGGCAAGGGTATGGCAAATATGCTCAAAGAAAAGAGGGTATGGATTTGGTTAAGGGTATGGGTAAAACTGCTGCCAAAAGTGCTATGCCGTTTGTAATAAGTAAATCGCTTGACGAAAAACACGACGCAAGTGCGTGGGATATGTTTGCTCAAACTTCTAAAGGTATGACATACGGCAAAACTATGAGAGCTTATAACAAAGCCTATAGAGAAAATAAAAAAGAAGATGTTTTCCAAAAAATCGGTAACAGAGCATACCAAGACGGTATGACACCCGAGCAAATCAATAATGCGAAAAAGAAAGCATTAACAAAATACCGTACAGATAATTCTTTAAGGTTTAAGCATAGTTACGTAGAAGCTATGGAAAACAACGACAGAGCAAAAATTCAACAGATAACAGATAAGATGAGAAAAAGACATCTTCCTGTTGATGAGCAAAAACGTATATATGAAGTAGCATACAAAGAATATATGAAGAAAAAGTAGGAGATTAGGAAATGGACAAAGAAACGGCAATTAAATATGCACCTATTGCATTAGTGGTGATTTCGATTATCTTTCAATGGAATCTGTTTGTAACTCCCGAAAAATTGGAGATTAAACACAGAGAGATTCTGAAAGATGTATCACAAACATACTCCACAAAAGAGCAATACAATGACTTAAAAAGCCAATTATCTGCAATGCAGCAGAAAATTGATAAGATGTACGAGATTATGACACAAAAGTAGAAAGGACGAAAAAATGAGAGGATTTCCAAAACATCTAAACTCAAAACAGGATTTTCAGAATTGCTTGGCTGAATATCCCGAAGAAACAAAAGCAGAAATAAAAAGGTTATTAGAAAACCGTTTTATTTGGCAAGATGTCGCAATAGTTGACGACGAGGAGTGTTGTGATGACACACACAGAGTAGTTGAAACTGATGATGAAAAAATTCAACAAGAATTAGTAGAGGACAAAAACGCTGAATTATTCAGGCTAGGGTTCACCGTTGAAGAAGCAGAGGAGCTGATTAAATGATTAAAAGAAGATACGACAAGGAAACTGGAGAACTAGGCAAGGCATATCCTGAAACAATGGATATTCCCGAACCTTATTTGACACTTTCGAATGAAGAAAACGACAAAATTTCTGTAGATGATGAAAATGTTTATTTTTATATCGATAACAAATTAACAAAAAAAAATAAACAAGAAATCGAAAAAACAAAAGCAAGAATTGCAGAAATTAAACAAGAGCTTGAAGCACTAGACCTTAAATCTATCAGAGCTATTAGAAGTGGGGATAGTGAGTATATAGAAAAATACGAACAGCAAGCAGAAGCATTACGCAAAGAGTTGGCAGAATTAAATTAAGGAGGAGAAATTATGACAACAGCAGCAGACTACATCAAAAACTTTGTAGGACTAACAGAAGCACAAATTATCGCATTGATTGATTCAGAATTGAACAATGAAGAAAAAAAGGCAAAATTAGACAATGTCGTTACGACTTGGGCAAATACAGCTCTTGATAAATTGAGCCTTAATATTTTCACAAAATGGGTAATCAGAAAATATCTTATCGGTAACATAGAAACTCTTACACAAATGGTTTACAACCTTTTGAAAACTAGAGTTGCAAACTTAACTAAGAAAGAGGTGTAATTAGGGCAGTAATAACAAGTTTAATACAATTCGGGTATGGTACTGTTGCAAGTCCCGAAGAAGTAAATCAAAACTTTGAAACAGTTAGACAGGCGATAAATTCTAACATACAGGAAACTGTAACTATCAACAGTAATATTTCAGATATCAACACTACACTTGATACCGTTTCAGATCAGGTTATGCCTGATTTGAACTTCACAAAAACTGACAATATGTTTATCAAATCAACATCTAAGAATTTGATTACATTGCAGGCAGGAACTGTTATCAGGTTGGAAGTTAGCGAAGATGATATCAGATATTTAGAAGTTAAAGAAGATACCAATTATAACATTTACGAAATTATGGATACTGGGGCTTCTTCACTTACTGCAGGTACGGATTATTATCTATATGCAGTTGCCAAAGATGAAGTAAATTCAGAATCTAGCGAAGTTGTAAAATCCGTTGAGTTAAAGGCTTCATTGAATAGCACTTATCCTACTGGATACACTTCTAGCAATTCAAGAAAAATTGGTGGCTTCCATACTCTTTGTATGGCTGTAACATCTGCAAACGCTCCTGCGTTGACAGATAATGATATTTGGAGTTCTCACCCTGCTATTGGATATAATGCAGGCGATATTATTCCAAACTCTGTTTGGTGTTTATCTCACAGACCAATTTCTGAACCTGAGGGAATGGTTTATGTAGATAAAATTGACAAATGGGTAGATATTTATTTGCAATCAGGAACTGGCACATCTACAAAATCTGCTTATGGTGCAACTGTAACAGATACAAGGCAACCAATAAACCATCAATGGGATTTGCAATTAGTGAATAAAAAACTCGCTACAGATAATGATTTCACTATATTTGCAGAGGGTTCGAACCAAAAGACGGCAATTTATGGAAGTGCTGCACCAAGTCCAAAAACTACAGGCGGTCATACTGATACATCTGGCAAACGTATGATTAGCGGTTATTTCATTGAAGAATGTTGTGGATACTTATGGCAATGGCTTGATGAAATTGCAGCAGCTGGCGGAAGTGGATTTAACAGTTATGACGGCTCTGACGCACGTGGTAAAACTTATGGAACTCCATACGTCCTTAAAGCAGGTGGGAATTGGAACGATTCTTCGTCCTGCGGTTCGCGTTCTCGGGGTGCGAGCGATTCGCGTTCGACTACCAAGGCGAACAGCGCTGGGCGTGGTGTGAGCCAACCTTTGAGAGTATAAACAAGATTTGGTTGGGTTGGTTGGGAAATAGGGAAAGATATACAACGGTGGTATATCCTCTTATTCATTATGTGTAGCCTTTATTAGATGAATAAGACATTGAGCTTTTAGGCTACGAAAGCTCTTTATACTCAAAAATTCAGGGTATAGGTTGCACGTCCTTAAAGCAGGTGGGAATTGGAACAATTCTTCGTCCTGCGGTTCACGTTCTCGGAATGCGAACAATTCGCGTTCGACTACCAATGCGAACAACGGTGGGCGTGGTGTGATACGTTACCTAATACGTAATGGCTGAACCTATATCCTTACCGAAATTCCCGAAAGGGTGAGGTAAAATACACTGCGATAGACAGACACTTTGCTAGTAGGGGGATTATTCCCCCGAAAGCGAGGGAAGGAACAAAAATATATGGTGAAAAGGCACGGGCAATTATTCGATAAAATTTGCTCAATGGAAAATCTAAAAACAGCTTTTTACAAGGCTGCAAGACATAAAAGAACACATAAAGAGGTGATAAAATATGAAAGTAACTTAGAAGAAAATTTAAAAATACTCCAAAAGGAACTTATAGACGGAACATATCGGACAGGTGAATATAAGACCAAGATTATATATGAGCCTAAGAAAAGGACAATTTATGTTCTTGAGTTTAAGCATAGAGTAGCTCAATGGGCAATAATCAATGTGATGGAAGATATTTTGGTCGCAATGCTCACAAAAGATACTTATTCTTGTATCAAGAATAGGGGAATGCACAAAGCGTCTTTAAAAACCACAGAATATATAAATAAATATGATTATGTTCTCAAAATGGATATCCACCATTTTTATCCGTCCGTTAGACAAGATATTTTGTATAAGCTGATTACAAGAAAATTCAAAGACAAAAGACTTCTTGCACTGCTCCGAGATATTATATTTTCGTTTCCAGGAATAAGAAATATACCTATAGGAAATCTCTCAAGCCAACACTTCGGAAATTTCTACTTAAAAGAATTAGATAGATATATTCTTGAAACGTTGAAATGTAAAGCATACATAAGGTATTGTGATGACTTTTTATTATTCGATAACGACAAGAAAAGGCTAAGAGATTGGAAATATAAAATAACAAAATTTCTTAAAGACGTTCTCGATTTGGAG